CACTGCTGGATCAATCCCGTTGACAACATGATGTATAGCCTCTTCCACCTCGGGGTGTTGGAAGCCAAAAGTTAACATCAGACCTCTCATCCGGTCATACAGTGTCCGGTCTTTGATCATTTGTGATTTTGTCTTGTCGAAGGGGTTGTCCTTCTGGACAATAAGCATCTCAATGGCCTCGTCCAGGGGGATATAGGGGGTGAAAATCGTCTCACCCTTGTAGTCCCCACAGTGAATCATGACCCCCAGAAACTTGTGGTCAGTCATCAAGTTCCCAGGGACCGCTTCAGGTATCAGAGCGGGGGCCCAAGTACCGGGTTTGATTATCAAGCCCCATCGGGCCATGGTCTGAGTGGCTAATCGCTCATCAAGAGGGTTCCACCGATTTAAATGGCACAGATCTAAGTAGGAGTTCCATGCGACCACAGATTTGACAGTGTCAAAAAGAGTGGTCCCAGGAACCCCAGTCATAAGGCCATTGCCTGTCACTTTCCGATAGATGGTTGTCCCATCAACTATAAAGACGGGATTGGTGGCCATCTCGTACCAGACATCGGCAACAGCCTTCCAAAAGTGGGGAGTTTGAGTCTCTCCAAGATCCCTGCGTACGTGCCGCAGAATCCACTGGATTGTCAACTTCACATCTTTGGCGTCAATCGAGCCGTCCATCTGTTTGAAGTCTGGATCGACCCGGTAGACTCCATCACCCCGCCGTACAACGATGCAAGCATCGTCTCCATAGCAGCAGACCCTTCCTCTTTCATCTGCATTGACCATCCAATCGACCATCCTAGCAAGGCCACCGTCTGCTGACGAGAACCCGTAGGCATTAGACGAGGAGGGAACAGTGTCAAAAACATGGAGGGTTTCTTGAAAGCCCTGCGTAAGCATTGAAAAGAGGAAGGCCCAGTGAGCTGGGACACTGACATACGGCCTCGTCTTAGTCTCAAGCTCACTGACCTTGTACCTATCCAGTTTATTCTTGACCTCGACCAAAAACAGCTCTGGATTCTGGGCCCACAGCTGGTTGAGGGTGCCTGCTTTTATGGCCTCCACCACTGTCGGGACCCCCACACTGATAATCTGGTCCATACACTCACTCTTATTGCGCCAATAGGGGGCACCAGCAGAGGAGTTGGCTGTTATCTTGATACCATCCATAAGGGCTTCTGCCAGGTCTGTGTGGACACCTGGCCACCTTTTGTTGGGGACACGCGACATAACCGTATCGAGAAAGTCAAGTGTGGTCTTTACACTTGCCTCACCTGTAAGGCCCCTACCCTCATTGTAAGAGACCTGAACAGGAACGGTCTTACGTCCCATCTGTTGCGCCAGCCTCTGGGTAAACCCAGACCACGTCCCTGACGTGTATACAGTCTGGCGATCAAGAACCTTGGGACCTAGAGATTCTA